GCGTCGCGAGCGCGTTCCGGGACTAGTCGCCGTTTTAGGACTGTGAAAGGCGTTGTATGCCAGCGAAACCGGCCGAAAACCGCACACCGTCCCGCGCACCGACGGCCGTCACCGTCCCGACGGCCGTCCCCGTCGGCGAAACGACGTCCGGCGTGCTCGTGTACACCCCGGGCCGCGTCCTCACCGAGGGACAGCGCTTGCTCTGCACCGTCCCCGGCCGCCTCGCCGACCTGTCGGCCGCGGTCGGCGTCGGGATGCCCACGATCTGCCAGTGGCGCCGCGCCGATCGCGTCCCCGGAACCGAGCACCGCCGCCGCCTGTTCGACGCGTTCGGGATCCCCGTCGAGGCGTGGGACTCGCTCCCCATCGGCGCCGCCGTGTTCCCCACCGAGGACGAGCCGGAGGACGAGCCGGAGGACGACGCCGAGGCCGACGACCTCGAGGACGAGGACGAGCCGGAACCGGTTCCGGAACCGCGCCGCCGCCGGAACCGCGCCGCCGACGAGCCGCCGGACGAGACGCGGTCCGCGCTCGACGATTACAACGTCCTACTCGGCCAGCTCCGAAAGCAGCTGGCCAAGTCGAACCTCCCGAGCCGCGAGCGGATCCAGGTGACGGACGCAATGACACGCGCGCTCGCGCACAAGGAACGGCTCGAGCGCTCCCGCGAGATGATCGAGGCGCGCACGATCAAGGAACACCCGAAGTGGCGGGAGCTCAAGGCCGCGATCATCGGCGCCTTGCTCGAGCATCCCGCCGCCGCACGCGACGTCGAGGCCGCGATCACGCGCGTCCTCGGCGATGAGGGGGCCGTCCCGTGACCGAGATCCCGCCGAACGAGCCGACGCTCCGGCTACTCGCCGACATGGCGCAAACGGCCCTCACCTCGATCAAGTTCGGCGCCGCGTTCTGGGTGCTGCTCGAGCTTCACAGCCTCGTCGGCCACCTCGGCGACATCGCGTGGGAGCTCCGCAAGGCCAACGTCGAGATCACGAGACTTGTGGACAAGTGAACAAGGAGACAAACATGCAAGGTGAACATTCGCGCCGCCTCACCGAGGCACAGATCGACAAAGTGGCCGAGGAATACCGCGCCGGCGATCCGGTCCACGTGATCGCCGCACGGTTCGGTTGCTCGGACGCGGTGATCCGCAACGCGCTCAAGTTGCGCGCCGTCACGATGCGAATCGGCGGCTCGCACTCGAGCACCACCGGCCGAGGCTACCGGTACTCATGACGGACCTATCGTGGATCTGGTCCGCGGCCGCGCTCGGCCTCGCGCTCGGCGTGCTGCTCGGTTGCTGGGCGCGCGAGGTCCGGTGGCGTGGCGCCGCACGTGAGCCGATGCGCGTCGAGTCCGGCGGCAAGCTCTATCACGTCGTCGCGCATGGCGACGTGGACAAGGCGCGCGAGGTGCTCGACTGGACGCGCCGCGAGCAAGAGGCGGCGATTCTCAGCCATCGATTCGAGGCCGAGTCATGACGGCCGCCGAACACGATCGCCGCGCGAGCACGCTGTTCGCCGTCTATCATGCGCTCGAGGGGCCAGCGTACGTGTCTGCCGTCGCCGCCATCGCGTTCGGCGGCCTGTACGCCGCGCGCCCTGACGGTTGGTGGCTCGCGATCACCGCGTCTCTCGTCGCCGGCGGTCTGTGGCTCATCCGCGCCGGCCTCGCGCGCCGCGCCGCGCACCACCGGTTCGCCTCCGAGTACCTCGACGCCGCCCCGCCGCCGCGCTCGAGCAGCGGCCGCACGATCCCGCCACCGCCGCCGGAGGCCGCATGAGCCGCCCCGTCCCCACCGACTATGAACGGCAAATGGCCGGCGTGGTCGCCGAGGCCGCGGCCGGCGACCCGACGGCGATTCCCGCGCTCGTCGCCGAGGCCCTCGCGAACCACCGCGCGCGCACCGTCCACCTCGCGCTCGCGATGGTCCCGCGCTCGGCCACACCGTCGGAACATGCGCTCGAGCTCATGCGCGACGGGTGGACGCCGCGTCAGGTGCTCGAGCTGATCGACGCGCACCGCGCACTCCTGATCCAGCTCCGCCGCATGCGCGAGCTGCTCCCCGCCACACTCGGCGCCGGCCCCGGGGCCGCGGCCGAGGGCTCGAACGGAGGCCGCACGTGACAGGCGGATGGAACCGGATCGAAGTCCAGGCCGGCGACAAGATCGGCCCGTTCACGCTCGTTCGCCGCGCCGGCGAGAACGGTTGCGGACAGGCCGTGTGGCTCATGCAGTGCGACGAGGGCCACCCGTGCGAGCACGCGATCTCACAGCTACGCATGCGCATCCGTCGCGGCGAGATGGTCAAGTGCAAGCTCTGTGAGCGCGCTCGACGTGCGCGCCACCGCGCCGTGCGGAACGAGTCCACCGCGCGCCGGTTCCTCGCGAAACACGGCGGCCCCACCGCCTACACGATGGGGGACGGCGGGTTCGACGCCGAGGCCGTGGACGGCGCGCTCGACGAGCTCGGACGGAGGTTGTGGTGAGGCCGGAGCCGTTCGCGTTCTGGGCGCTGATCATGGCCCTCGCCGCCGTCGGCGTATGGGTCGCGTGGGTGTCGATGCACGGGAGGTAGAGCCATGGCGACGAGCACGATCGGACGGGAGGTAGCGAAGCGCCGGCCGGGTGGACAGCTCAAGGAAGCACCACCACTCACGTTCGCCTCGGACTTCGCGGCCTCGTTCTTTCCCGCGCTCCACGCCGCGAGCGGCGTCCAGTTCCCGAGTCCGCTCTACCGCAAGGATCCGGTGCGGTTCGCGCGCGAGATCCTCGGCGTCGAGCCGTGGAGCAAACAGATCGACATCCTTGAGGCCGTCCGCGATCATCCGCGCGTCGCGATCAAGTCCGGCCACAAGGTGGGCAAGTCGCACTCGGCGTCGACGCTAGCGCTGTGGTTCTACTGTTCGTTCGAGGCCGCGCGCGTGGTCTGCACCTCGACGACGGCGCGACAGGTGGACGAGATCCTGTGGCGCGAGCTGCGCATGATGCACGCGCGGAGCGGCCGGTGCGTCGCCTGCAAGGCCGAGCTGCAACGTAACCCCGGCGCACGCATCCCGCGGCCGTGTCCGCACTCGTCGCTCGTCGACGGCGAGCTTGCAGACACCGCGCGGACCGGACTCAAGTCTGCAGACTTCCGCGAGATCGTCGGGTTCACCGCGCGACAGGCCGAGGCCGTCGCCGGTATCTCCGGCGAGAACGTCCTTTACATCGTCGACGAGGCGAGCGGCGTGGCGGAGGAGATTTTCGAGGCGATCGAAGGTAACCGCGCCGGCTCCGCGCGCCTCGTCCTGTTCTCGAACCCGACGCGGAACGAAGGGGAGTTTCACGCGGCGTTCAATGGCAAAGCGAGGTTCTACAAAGGGATCACGGTCAGCTCGGCGAGCACGCCGAACGTCGAGGCCGGCGAGCGGCTCGTTCCCGGCCTCGCGACGCGCGAGTGGGTCGAGGAAAAGCGCGAGGAATGGGGCGAGAAGTCTCCCCTCTACCGCGTGCGCGTGGAGGGGGAGTTTGCGGAACACGAGGCCGGCAAGATCTTCTCGCTCCACACGATCGAGCAGGCCGAGCAGCGGTGGCACACCGCGCGCGCGGAGGGCCGGCTCTACATCGGCCTCGATCCCGCCGGCGAGCGCGGCCGCGGCGACGAGATCATCTATGCGCCTCGTCGCGGTCGGAAGCTGCTCGAGCTGCTCCCCTACCAGGGCCTCGACGAACAGGGACACCTCGCGGAGCTGATCCGGATCGTCAAGCGGCTCCGCGTCCCGCGTGAGACGCCCGTGGTGGTGGTGGACCGGGAGGGCTCGGTCGGAAGCAAGGTGTACCTCGCGATCCGGAACTACGCCGACGCGAACCCCGGCATGTTCGAGGTGGTCGGCGTCCGCGCCTCCGACAAGGCCCTCCGCCAACCGGAGCTTTACGATCGCATGCGCGACGCACTCGCCGCGTCGCTCGTCGCCTGGTTCGACGCCGAGGGGGCGATTCCGGAGGACGCCAAGCTCGCGAAAGAGCTCCACGCGCTCGAGTGGAGTCAACGCGCCGACGGCCGCTCGAAAGTCACGCCGAAAGACACGCTCCGGAAGATCCTCGGCCGCTCGCCGGACCGTTACGACGCGCTCGCGCTCTCGACGTGGGAGCCGCTCTCGCTCCGCGAGCAGGCGTACGAGCCACCGCCGGCGGCCGAACGCGAACCGGATCGCTACATCGCCTCGACGCTCGATCCGTACGCCGGCGCGTCGGCGTGGGAGCGGCGGTAGTGAAGCCACAGGCGCCGCCGTGCTCATACGCCGGCCGTATCTCGGCGCCCGATCGGATCGGACTCTTCGCCGCTTCTCGCGAACGCCCCGGCAAGCTCGCCGACGGCACCTGTAGCGGCCGGACCGTACCATGACGCGCGGCCGCCGCGCGCTGCTCGCGGTGCTGCAAGTGATCAAGGGCCGGGAGGTGGCCGCACGCGTGCGCGTACATCCGGGGAGCGTCTCGCGCTGGTCGCACGGCCTGTGTCGGCCCTCGGCGCGTGCGCGGCGGATGCTCGAGCAGCACGTCCGGATCCCCGCGTCGGCGTGGGACGAGCTGGACATTCACAGTTCACAGCGGCGGACGCAACGCTAGTTGCACCGCGCGCGCGCGGGCCTGTGGCTTGCTCTCGGCCGTGGGGATCTCGGACATACTCCGCCGCGGCGCGGCGAGTCTGCTCGGACTGTCGGCCTGGCAAGCGAACGTCTCGCCGTTCGCCGCCTCGACGCCATCGGACGCGCTGATCGACGCCGGCCGCCGGATGAACGGCGGCAACATTCAGCCGATCCCCGTCACGCGGACGCGGTGGTACCTGAGCGATCTCGAGACGGCCGAACACCTCGCCGACGCCGGCGATCTGTCGTGGGCCGGCGAGCTGATGAAGTCCGCTCGCAAGGACGGCGTCGTGTCCGGCGTCCTGTCGACGCGCACCGGCGGACTCGTGAGGTTGCCGAAAAAGTTCCGCGGCGATCCGGAGATCGTCGCCGCGCTCGAGCTTGGCCACGATTCCACGCGCTCGGTGTTCGACGAGATGTTTCCCGCCGCGGAGCTCGCCGCGCTCGCGGCGGACGGTGAGTTGCTCGGCGTCGGCGTCGGCGAGCTCGTCCCCGTCGAGGGCCGCTCTTACCCCGTGTTCGTCCGCCTCGATCCGTCGTTCTTACTGTTCAGGTGGAACGAGAACCGGTGGTATTACCGCTCGGTGATCGGACTCATCCCGATCACGCCGGGAGACGGTCGGTGGATCCTCCACGTCCCCGGCGGCCGCATGGCCCCGTGGCAAAACGGCCTGTGGCGCGCGATCGGCCGAGCGTACATCCGCAAGGAACACGCGAGCCTCCACTGTGACAACTGGGAGGCCAAGCTCGCGAACCCCGCGCGCGTCGCCGTCGCGCCGACGGGTGGCGTCGAGGCTCAGAAAGACAGCTTCTTTCGTCAGGTCATGGCGTGGGGAGTGAACACAGTCTTCTCACTGAGTCCCGGATACGACGTCAAGTTACTCGAGTCGAACGGCCGCGGTTATGAGAGCTTCAAGGCGACGATCTCCGATCAGAACCAAGAGATTATCATCACGATCGCCGGACAGACCGTCACCACCGACGGCGGGACGGGGTTCGCGAACGCCGACGTTCACAAGTCCATCCGCGCCGACCTGATCAAGGCGACGGCCGACGGACTCGCCTACACCCTGAACACTCAGGGCCTCCCGGCGTTCGTGCTCGTCCGGTTCGGCGAGGCCGCGCTCACGCGCTCGGTGGTGGTGGAGTGGGACGTCACGCCTCCGAAGGATCGCACCGCCGAGGCGTCGAGCCTCGTCACGATCGCCACCGCGATCGCACAGCTCGATCAGGCCCTCGCCGCGCACGGCCGCCGCCTCGACGTCGCGACGCTCTGTGCACGGTTCTCGGTGCCGATCCTCGGCGACGCCGACGGCGACGGGACACCGGACGCGGCCGAGAACGAGCCGCCGGAGCCGACGCTCACCGAACCGCCGGCACCCACGCCGATCCGGGAGGCCGCATGACGGGACGTGCGCGCGAGCTCCGACGCTACGATCGCTCCGGCGCACTCGCGTTGCAGCGCTCGGCGTTTTTCGATCTGTTCCTTGAGGCCGAGGACACCGCGAACGAGCAGCTCGCCGGCGTGACGGTCGTTACGATCAGGGGGCCGCTCGATCACCACGCCGGGTGGTGGTGCGACTCCTACGAAGCGATCCTTGAGCGCGTAGCCGTCGCCTGTCGCGCGCCGGCGCCGGTGGTGCTGCTCCGGATCGATTCACCCGGCGGACAGGTGTCGGGGATGCTCGACGCGGCACGCCAGATCCGCGCGCGCGCCGAGGCCGCGGGAAAGCGGCTCGTCGCCTACGTCGACGGCTGCGCCTGCTCGGCCGGCTACGCGCTCGCGTCCTCCGCCGAGCGGATCTACGCGAGCTCCACGGCGTTCGTCGGCTCGGTGGGCATCCTGATCACGCGCGTCGACGTGAGCGCACGCGACGCCGCCGAGGGGACCCGCTACGCGCTCGTCGCGTCCGGCTCGCGCAAGACCGACGGGAACGCGCACACCGCGCTCTCGGAGGACGAGCTCGCGAACATGTCGCGTGAGTGCGAGTCGCTCGCGTCCCTGTTTTTCGAGGCGGTCGCGATGCTCCGCCCACAGCTCACCGTCGACGCGCTCCGCGCACTGGACGCCGGCGTGTTCCACGGCCCCGCCGCCGTTCAGGCGGGGCTCGTCGATCAGCTCGCGAGTTTCGACGAGGCCCTCGCGGCTCTCTCGGGAGGCACCATGGAAGATCAGAACGAACAGACAGAGGAGCGCACCGCGGGGCCGCTCGACGACGCGCGAGAAGCGCTCGAGCGCGCCGCCGATGGCGACGGGGACGAGGCCGAGCGCGCGCGCCGAGCGCTCGAGATCCTGAACGGCGGCGGCGGGAGCGAGGACGAGCCGGAGGAGCAGGCCGCCTCCGCGCGCTCGAGCACCGGCGCCACGGCGCGCGCCGCGCGAGCAGCGGCTCCGGCCACCGTCTCGGCGACCTCGGCGACGTCGCTTGCGACCACCGTCCAGGCCCTCGCCGCCGACGTCGCCGCGCTCCGCGCCGAACGCGAGTCGCTCGAGCGCAGCGCGATGATCTCGGCGCGGCCGGACCTCGCGCCACAGCTCGTCGCCGAGCTGCAGACCATGCCCATCGCCGACGCGCGCCGCATCGTCGAGGCCATCCCGCGTCCCGCCGCACCTCAGCATGCGGCTACGGCCGTGGTGGGCGCGACGCGCGGCCTCGGTCAGGGGACGGCCCCGGCGCTCTCACCGGACGAGCTCCGGATGGATCGGGAGATGGGGATCGCTCCCGACGCCGGCGGCGTGAAGCGGTCCGCGCACTCCATGGAGTTCAGCGTCCCGGCGCGCGCCCCCCGTGCGCCGGCCGCTCGAGCAGCGGCTCCCGCCGCGGGAAAGGTAGGTAGGTAATGGCCGCGCTCACCGGTCCGCGCGCTCAGGTGATCGAGCGCTGGACACACCGTATGTTCGTCCTCGCCGCGGGACAGAAGGCGCAGAAAGGCTCGAACCTCGTCGGCGATCCGACGACGGGCCGCGTGCGCCTCGCCGGCCCCGGGACGGGCCGGATCTCGGTCGGCGTCTCGGATGAGGAGGTCGACGCCACGGCCGCCGAAAAGTCCGTCTCCGTCGACATGGGGATGGAGATCGAGGTGCGGTGGCTCGAGCAGGACGGCTCGATCGCCGACGCGAACACGTTCGGCACTTGCTATTGGGCCGACGATCAAACGGTGACGCTCACCGCCACGGGGAACAGCGTCGCGGGGCGTATCTGGCAGGTGGACGCGGCGCGCGGCGTCGCCGTTCAGCTGCTCCGGCCGACGACCTGAGAAAGTAAGGGGTAACAGACCATGGGAGCTCTCACTCCACAGTTTCTCGCGTCGCTCGAGTCTCGGATGCAAGTCATCACCGAGAACGAGTATGGCCGTCTCCTGCAAAACCTGTGGTGGCGCGAGGTGGCGGCGGTTCGTCGCACCGAGGCCGCTAAGGACATCGTCGCGTGGCTCCTGCAGACTGCGCAGATCCGCGACGAGGGGACCAAGGGTGGAAACATCCATTTCGAGGACCTCGTCACGGCACAGACCACGATCGAGCATCGGTTCTCCGGTGCTGGTCTGAAGCTGCTCCGCCAACAGTTCGAGGACACCGACGGCGCGGGACTCAACCTCGCCGCGGAGTGGTCCACGCAGATCGGCGCGCAAATGGCCTATTGGCCACAGCTCAAGATCGCCGACTTCCTCAAGAACGGACACCTCGCGAGCTACGCCACTGGATACGACGGGAAGGCGTTCTTCGCGACGAACCATCCGTCCAACCCTTACCGTCCGAACGGCCCGACGTTCGCGAACGTGTTCACCGGCGCCGCGGCGCCGGCGACGGCCACCGCGCCGGCGTACCCCGGTGCGATCGACGTGAGCGAGGCCGTCCCCGTCGACACCGCGCTCGCGAACCTGAACAGGGTTTACAGCTACATCGCGTCGATCAAAATGCCCAACGGCGACATGCCGCGCTATCTGCGGCCGCGCGCGATCCTCGCGCCGCCGGCGCTGATGTTCAGGCTCGTCCAGCTGACGAACACCAAGGTGATCGCGCAGGCGGCCACCGGCGGTGGTGCGGCGGCGGCGGACGTCGAGGCGTCGATCCGGATGCTCGGCTATGCCTCACCGATCCAGGTGGACGAGCTCGCCGGCTACGAAAACGACAAGACGTTTTTCGTGGTCGCCGAGCAGGCCGCCACGTCTCAGCTCGGCGCCGTCGTGTTCGTCGAGCGCGAGCCTTACAGGATCAACTACTACGGTCCGCAGACAGACGCGGAGCTCAGCCGTAAGGACGAGCTCGAGTGGCACTGCAAGGGCCGAAACGGAGTCACGGCGGGACACCCGTATCTGCTGTTCAAGGTGCGCGCCGCCTAATCACCTCCCGCGCACCGTCCCCTTGCGGCTGTGGAGGACTGGTACCTCGCCGGCGTTCACGGCGCCGGAGATAGCGGGTTCGACTCCCGCCGCCGCAACCTTACTGTTCACGCCGCCGAGGTTTCATCGTGGCCGCCTATCTCACCGTCGACGAGTTCAAGCTCCGTACGATCATGCCTGCAACGCAGGTGGATCGAATCGAGGCGACCTCGCCGGGGTGGCTCGCGGCGAACCTTGAGAGCTCGTCGCGGTGGGCGGACATGTACCTCGCCAAGCGCTACCGCGTCCCGTTCCCCGCCCCGTATCCGGAGGCCGTCAAGTCGTGGGTGGCGCGCATGGTGACGCAACGCGCGTATCTGCAACATGGCATCCCCGCGAACGATCAACAGCTCGCGCTCGTCGGCGCCGACAGTGAGAAGGCCGAGAACGAGATCAAGGCGGCGGCGGACGGACAGCTTTCGCTGATCGACCTCCCCGACGCCGGCGGACAGTCGCTCGTCCAGTTCGGCGGAACGCGCGTCTACTCCGAGTCCTCGCCGTACGTCGCCGGCGACGTCCAGCGCTCGACGGGACGGCGCGAGGACGGGTGGAGGCGCGGCACATGAAAAACGGGGACGCCGAGCTCGAGCGGATGATCGAGCGGATCCGCGCCGTGCCGGGGATCGCCAAGCGCGCCGCGCCGGACGCCGCCGAGGCCGTCCGCGAGGCCCTCGCGCGCACCGCGGCGGCCGGGACGACGCCGGAGGGTCAGGCGTGGGCACCGCGCAAGGACGACGGCGGACGGCCCCTCGTGGGCGCCGGGGAGGCCCTCCGCGCGGCCGCGGTGGGGACGCGGATCTTCATCCGGCTCGAGGGCCACGTAGCGCGCCACCACCGAGGCATCGCGCGCGGCGGCGTCGAACGTCGGCTCCTCCCTGAGAAGGGGATCACGCCGGCGATCGGCAAGGCGATCCGCGAGGTGGTCACCGACCACTTTCGCCGCACGGTGGAGGGCCGCGACTGATGGCGATCGTCTTCGCACTTCCCCACCTGTTCGATCGGGTGGCCGCGCGGTTCGCGGCCGAGGGCCTCGACGTCCCCATGGCGTTCGGATGGCGCGCGGCCTCGGAGCAGATCCAGGGGACGACGCGGATCGTGTGGACGCCGGGAGACGCCGGCGGCGGCCTCGGTGCGATCGGCGCGGCGCGGTTTCCGGGACAGGATCCTCGCCGGCCGCTCGCACAGCTGCTCGAGGCGTGCACGGTCGACATGTTCGCCGCCGATCCGCTGCTCGGCGCCGACGAGCGCGCGCAGTACCAGGCCGCGCGGACACTGTTCGATGCCTGGTTTCGCGCCGTCTATCTCGAGGCGCACGGCACCTTCAAGATCACCTCCGCCACGTGGGCCGGCGGTGATCGCGGCCGCCGTATGGGCGCCTCGATCCGCGTGGTGTTCACCGTCCAGGCGCCGATCTTCGACGAGCTCACCGACGCCGACGCCATCCCGCTCGACGCCGCCGCGCTCGACGTCGCCGAGTCTGATCACACCGAGCCGCTAACCGTCACCGCGACATGAGAGGTAGGACATGAGTCAACCCGCAGTGCAGATCACCGAGCTGGACGGCGCGCTCGGTGTGCTCCCGCCGAGCGCGGGAAAGCTCTACGCCGTCGTCGGCGCGTCGAGTGGCGGACCGGTGAATCAGCCGGCGACCTACGCACGCGTCAAGGATCTGATCGCGACGTTCGGCGTCGGCCCCCTCGTCGAGGCCGCCGCGCACTACATCGAGCGCTACGGACGTCCCGTGCTCGTGGTCCGCACGGCCACCACCACCGACGGGGCGGCGAGCGCGGTGGCCGAGACGGGGACGGGAACGAGCGTCGTGACGCTCACCGGCACCCCGGCCGACGACGCCGAGCTCCTGTGGCAGGCGCTCACCGGCGGGACGATCGGCGTCGCGGGGATCACGTTCCGATGGTCTCTCGACGGCGGCCGGACGTGGTCGCCTACCACCGCGCTCGGGACGGCGAACACGTTCCCCGTCCCCGGCGCCGGCGTCTCGCTCGCGTTCGCGGCCGGGACAGTGGTCGCCGGCGACACGGCCTCGGCGACCACCACGGCGCCGGCACCGAACGCGACGGACCTCGGTGCGGCGTTCGACGCGCTCGCGGCCTCGGCGGCGTCGTGGGACCTCGTGCACGTCGCGACGCCGATCGACGGCGCGCTGTTCGACGCGCTCGAGCTCCGGCTCGCGACCCTGTTCTCGGCCGGCAAGGAACGCGCGTGGATCGGTAGCGCGCGGATCCCGACGCCGGGGGAGACGGAGGCCGCCTACCTCACGGCTCTTACGGCCGCGTTCGGCGCGCGCGCCTCGGTGTTCGGCATGCTGTGCGCCGGCGCCTGCAAGCTCACGTCGAGCGTGACGGGGCGCAAGGTGCGGCGGCCGGCGAGCTTCCCGATCGCGGCGCGGGAGGCGTCGCTCGCCGAGCACATCAACAGCGCGGACATCAACCTCGGTCCGCTCGTCGGCGTGAGCATCCGCGACGCGAACGGCAACCCCGACGAGCACGACGAATCGGTGAACCCCGGCCTCGACGATGCTCGGTTCACCGTCCTCCGCACGTGGGAGGGCGTGGCCGGCGTCTACGTGAACCGTCCGCGTCTGTTCTCGCCGGCGGGTTCCGACTTCCAACTCCTGCCGCACCGCCGCGTCCTCAACCTCGCCCACGGCGCGCTCCGCCTCTACTTCCAACGTCGGCTCAATCGTCCGGTGCGCGTGAGTCGCACCACCGGGTTCATTCTCGAGGACGAGGCCGTCGAGATCGAGGCCGGCGCGCGCGCGGTGCTGCGCTCGGTGCTGCTCGCGGCGCCGAAAGCCTCGGACGTCCTGTTCACGCTCTCGCGGACGGACAACCTCCTGTCCACGCGAACGCTCACCGGCGACGCGCGCGTGATCCCGCTCGGCTATCCGGAGTGGGTGAACCTCGCGGTCGGCTTCTACAACCCGGCCCTCGCACTCCTACAGGCGGCGTAACCCATGTCCGATCAGATCCGCGTCAACGGGAACCTGTACAGCTGGGGTTCCATCAAACTCAAGATCGGCGGCGAGCTGTTCTACGGCTTCACGAGCATCTCTTACTCCGACAAGAGAGAGCGCGTGAAGGGCTATGGGATGGGCCGCCACCACGCTCCGCGCGGCCGCTCGTCCGGAAAGTACAGCACCGAGCCGGTGAAGCTCGGCGGACCGAAGGACACGATCGCCGCGCTCATCCGCGATCTCGCGAAGCTCGCGCCGGACCGAGTGTCGTTCGGCAACGTCAACTTTCAGATCCTCGTGTCCTACGTCGAGCCGGGACAGGACGGGATCACCGTCGAGATCGACGACTGCGTGATCACCTCGATCAGCTCGAGCGACGAGGAAAACGCGGATCCGAAGGCAACGGAGATCGAGATCGACTGCATGCGCATCCGGCGCAACGGTCTGTCTCTCTATGACCAGACGGAGGGTGCGCCGTGAGCGAACAGTCGAACGTGGCAACGTTGCCGGGAGCAGACGATCGGGAGGCGCGCGAGCGCGCGGAGCTCGAGCAGCGGATCGAGGCCGTCCGCGTCGAGCGCGCGCGTGTCCAGGCCGAGCGAGATCGCCGTGAAAAGGAGCGGGAGCTCGCCGACGAGCTCGAGCGCGAGGAACGCGCGCTCAAGGACGATCAGGCGATCGCGGACGCGGAGCTCGAGCACGGTCCGCTCGGCAAGCGGATCGAGGCCGTGCGCACGGGGCAAGGCGTCGTGATCGTGCGGCGTCCGAGTCCGGCGAACTTCCGGCGATGGCAGGATCGGAGCGTCTCGAGCAAGGATCTCACGATGGACGACGCCGAGCAGCTCGTCCGGCCCTCGCTCGTCTACCCCGACAAGGTCACGTTCGACGCGTGGGTCAAGAACGAGCCGGGGATCCTCCCGCGGTGCGCCGCGGCGTGCGGACGCCTCGCCGGTGCGCGCCTCGACGAGCTCGCGGGAAAATAGTCGAGCTCCGCGCCGAGGCGGGACGAGACGTCGGCGTCGGGGCGGAGTGTCTGCTCGAGCTACTCGGCGTCGAGCCGGAGGACGACAACGAACAGGCGCAAGCGCGCGCGTACACCGGAGCTCTGATGATCGCGCAAGCGCTCCGAGAGCTCGTCAACATCCGAAAGCTACTCACGGCGCCGGAGGAATAGGGCGATGGCCACAAAGGACGAGCAGGCGACTTACTCGATCGACCTCGAGGACGGGACGAGTGGCCCCGCCGAGTCCGCCGCGGCCGCGCTCCGAACGCTGCAACGTCAAATGCAGGCGGACACCGCCGAGATCGCGGCCTTGCAAAAGGCCATGCGGAACCTGCAAGGCGGGACCAGCGTCAACATCGAACAGTTCCGCAAGCTCCGCGAGCAGCTCGCGCTGAAAAAACAGAGTCTCGCGCAAGCACAGAGCGCGTTTCTCAACCTCGGCGGCTCGGCCTCGGACATGAATCGCAAGCTCACGCCGGCGAGATCGGGGTTCGAGCGGTTCAAACAGACTGCAGACCAAATGCCGGGACCGATCGGTGGTCTGCTCGGAGGGTTCGCCAAGCTCCGCGAGCTGCTCGCCGGTAACCTCATGACGGTCGGCCTCGTCGCGATCGCCGCCGGACTCGTCGCGATCACCGTCGCGGCCGTCGCCGCCACCGCCGCGCTCCTGAAATACGGGATCGCACAGGCGAACGCGCGCCGATCGGAGCTCCTACGGCTCGAGGGCCTTACCAAAATGCGATCGTGGTGGGGTCTCGCCGCGGGAAACGCCTCCGAGATGCAAGCCAGTATCGATCGCGTGAGCGCGTCGTCCTCGCTCGGCCGCGACAAGATCGCCGGCTACTCGGCGGAGCTCTACCGGATGGGCCTCCGAGGCGAAAACCTGAGTCAGGCGCTCGAGGGGACCGCGATCAAGGCCGCCGCGCTCGGCGACGAGGGGGCGAAAGGGTTCATGGGCCTCGCCGCCGGCGCCGCACTCGCCGGCGGGAGCGTGAAACGGCTCGCGGACGACGTCCGAGCGCGGTTCGGACGCGTCGCGGCCGCACAGCTGCTCGATCTGGACGTCCAGGCCGCGAAACTCCGCGAGTCGTTCGCCGCGCTGTGGACCGGAATCGAGATCGAGCCGTTCCTCAAGGCCCTCCAGAGCGTGACGGCCCTGTTCTCTCAGTCCACGTGGTCCGGCCGCGCGCTCAAGGCCGTCGTACAGACGATCTTCCGGCCGATGATCGGCGCGGTGGAGTATCTCGCGCCGATCGTGCGTCGGTTTTTCCAAGGGATGATCATCGGCGCACTCGGTTTCGCGATCGTTATCGCGCGCGTCCGGAAGTGGTTCCGCGAGACGTTCACCGACGGGCCGACGATGGCCGGAATGACCACGCTCAAGGCCGCGCTCTACGCCGGCGTCGCCGCGGTGGCGCTGCTCGGCGTCGCGTTCGCGGCAACGGGCGTGATCATCGTCGGCGCGCTCGTCGCGGCGATGCCATTCATATGGGCCGGCGTCGCCGCACTCGGCGCGCTCGCGCTGCAAGCCATCGTCCTCGCGGCGCCGTTCATCCTCGGCGCGCTCGCGATCGGACTTCTCATCGCGACCGGCTACCAGCTGTATCGCCTGTGGAAGGAAATCGACTGGACGAGCCTCGGACAGTCCATCGTCGACGGGATCGTGGGCGGCCTCCGAAAGGGCAAGGAATGGGTGATCGAGACGATCAAGTCGCTCGGGACCGAGGCGCTCGCGTCCTTCAAGTCCGCGCTCGGGATCGCATCGCCGAGCAAGGCGTTCGCACAGCTGGGCTTGCAGATCCCCGCCGGCGTCGCGAGTGGCATCGAGCAAGGGGCGGGAGACGCGAAGAGCGCGGCCGCGGACATGGTGGGCGTCCCGGCCGGCGGTGGTAGGGGCGGCTCGAACGTCACGATCAACGCGCCGATCACGATCAACGCCACCGGCGGCGCGAGCGGGATCGTGGCCGAGGTTGAGCGCGAGCTCATGAACCTGCTCGAGCGCGTGGCGATCCAGATCGGCGCTCCGGTGCCGCGGGGGACCTGATGGCGTCGTCGGTGTGGAACCCGATCGAACGGCCGTGCGATCACATCGTGCTCGCCGACAAGCGCTCGCCGGGGATCGCCGAGGTCGTGGGCGCGAGCTCGCCGCGCGAGTGGGACGAGCGCGAGGGGTTCGGCCTGAGCGGCGCGTGGATCGTGTACAGGGGGCGCGGACTCGCGAAGTTCTCGGTCCGGATCAAGCTGCTCACGGTGGCCGATTGGGAGGCGTGGGCGGCGTGGCGTCCGCTCGTCGACGCCTACCCGAAGCGACGTCACGCGAACGGCAAGGACAGCGGCGCTCTCAAGATCTGGCACCCCTACCTTGAGGCTCTCGACATCCGCGCCGTGGCCGTGGTGGAGGTGCTGCAACCGGTGATCTCCGACGACGGCGAGGCCATCGTGGAGATCCGGTTCATCGAGTATCGGCACCCGAAGATCGCGCTTGCGAAACCGGACGCCGCCGACGCGGGGCCGGAGCCGGATCCCGTCGAGGAACGGATCATCAAACCACTCGTGAACCAGCTGGAGAGCCTGCTCGAATGACCGAGCGCGACGTCTACGCGGCCGTCGAGGGCCACCGCCTCACCGCGCTCCGTCTCACCGTGAGCAACGCGGGGCCGTGGATCGCGGACTGCGATTTCGAGGCCGAGCCGGAGCTCTCGGGACGCGTGACGATCACCGTCGGCGACGCGCTCCGCCTGTCGGGGACGGTGGTCGCGAGCTCGAGCGGGACGTTCGGCGCACAGCGACGCGCGCGCATCATCGCCGGCGCCGGCGCGTGGGCCTCGGAGGTCCCGGCGAAGGGGTACCACGCCGACAACGGCGTCCGCGCGCGCACCGTCGCCGAGGACGCGGCGCGCGCCGTCGGCGAGCAGCTCGGCGACTTCATTCCCGCGTCCGAGCGCGTCGGCCGGGACTACGCAAGGCAGGCGGGGCCGGCCTCGCGCGCACTCGAGGACGTCCTCGGCGGGGTCGCGTGGTGGGTGGACTATGACGGAGTCACCCACGCCGGACCTCGGCCGGCGACGCCGCTCGACGCCGCGGCCTACCAGGTGCTCGCCTACGATCCGCGCGACCGGATCGCGACGCTCGCCGTCGACGACCCCGCCGCCGTGCGCGTCGGCTCGGTGATCTCCGAGCGGCTCGACGGCGCGCACACCGTCCGTTCGCTCGAGCTGCGGATCACCGGCCGCGAGCTCCGCGTCCTTGCGTGGTGCGGCGGGTCCGAGAGCGGCTACGGCCCCGTCGCCGGCCTGCTCCGGTCCATCGTCCAGCACACCGCCTCGGAGCGCCTCCACGGCCTCTACAGGTACCGCGTCGTCCGGATGGCCGGCGAGCGCGTCGAGCTGCAAGCGGTGCGGCGGATCGTCGGCCTCCCCGACCTGCTCCCGCTCTCGGTGTGGCCGGGAGTCGCCGGCGCGCACGCCGAGCTCGCGCCGGCGGCGGAGGTGCTCGTGGGGTTCATCGAGGGGGACCGCGCACAGCCGATCGTGGTGGCGTTCGCCGGGGCCGACGGGCCGGGGTTCGTCCCGGTGCGCCTTACCCTCGGCGGTAAGGAGGGGGCACCGGTGGCGCGACAGGGGGACACCGTCCAGCTCTCGCTCACGACGGGGATGTTCGCCGGGATGCTCGGCCCTCCCGGTGCCCAGCAACCGATCAGCGGACAGATCACGTTCGCCGGACCGAGCATGGTCGGGATCATCACCGGCGGCTCGAGCCGCGTGAGGGCCGCGACATGACGGCGCGCTACCTCGGCTCGGTGACGGTCGGAAGTGCACTTCCGGGGGGCGTCCAGCTCGCCGCGGCGGGGTCGGCGGCGATCGGCGCGTCGCTCCCCGCGCTGAACGAGCAGCTCGCCGCGCTCGTCGCCTACGTGCCGGCGCCGATCGACTTCACGGCGCAGCTCTCGGCCCTTAAGGCGATGATCACCGCCGTCGAGACGTCGATCGCGCTCGGCCTCCCGGCGCCGTCGGTGAGCGTTCAGGTGGCCGAGATCGGCAAGCTGATCGCGGGACTCAAGGGCCAGATCGCGAACGTGAGTGCACAGCTCGCGGTGATCAGTCAGCTACAGGCCGCGTTCGGAGCCGCCGGCGTCCACGTCGCCGCGTTCGAGGGGCCGGCCGGGGCGATGGCCGCCGAGCTCGGCGCCGTCCTCGGTGGCGCTCCCGGCCTCGGTGCCGGCGACAAGGCACATGCGGTGCTGCTCGCGACCACCGTCCCCGCGACGTGGGCCGCGCTCTCGGCGATGATCAAGGCGACGCCATGAACGACACCGTCCTCGCCGCCATCGATCGGGAGCTCGCCGCGCTCGAGCACGTCGCCGAACCGCCCACCGGCGATCTCGGGTGGGGCCGGGATCTGTCCTGTGTCGCCGAGCTCTCGCCGACGCTCGCCGAGGTCGATCCCTGGACGGTGCGCGCCATCGGCGAGGCGGCGATCCGGAGGCTCACCACGCCGCACGGGACGCTCGTCGACGCGCCGGACTACGGCCTCGACGTGCGCTCGTTCTGCAATCGCGGCGTGACCCCGCTCGATCTCGCCGAGCTCGGCGGCCGCGCGCGGCTCGAGCTGCTCGACGACGATCGGATCGACGAGGCCCTCGTCACCGTCACCGCGCCGAGTCCCGGCCTCCTGAACGTGAACGCGCGGCTCACGCCGGCCGATCCGCGGCTCAGGCCGTTCGCGCTCGTCCTCGCCGTCACCTCGGCGAGCGTGCTTGTGGAGGCCCTGTGACCTACTCGATCGACGAGCTCACGACACCGCTCACGCGCGCCGAGGTGGAACAGCGGATCTACGCAGCACTCGCCGCGCGCGGGGTCACCGTCACCGCGTGGAAACCGGGAAGTGTCATGCGCACGATGATCGCGGCCTCGGCGATCGTCATGTCGGCGTTTTCGGAGCTCACTGCGCGCGCGGCGCGAGCGGGGTTCGCGGAGACGGCCGAGGGGCCGTGGCTCTCGCTCGTCGCGTGGCACGGCCGCCGCGTCCAGCGAATCGAGGCGACGTACGCCGAGGGACAGATTACGCTCACGAATACCGGCGGCGGTGTCTACGTCCTCGACGTCGACGATCTGATCGCCGCGAACGCCGAGAGCGGAAAGCAATACCGGAACACCGAGGCCGTATCGCTCGGTGCGCTCGAGACGGCAACGGTGGCCGTGCGTGCCGTCGAGGCCGGCGCGGCGTCGACGGCGGCGCCGGGGGAGATCACCGCGCTTGTGACACCGCTGCTCGGCGTGACGGTGACGAACGCGGCGCCGGTGGTGGGCGCCGACGCGGAGACGGACGCCGAGCTCCGCGCGCGGTATGACGAGCGGCTCGGCGCGCTCTCGCCGATGGGGCCGTGGGACGCGTACACGTACGCCGCGCGGATGGCGACGCGTGCGGACGGCTCGCGCGTCGGCGTCTCGCGCGTGCGCACCGTGCCGGACGGCGCCGGCGGCGTAACGGTGTACGTCGCGACGGCGAGCGGCGGCGTGGGCGGCACGGCCGGCGACGTGGGGACGGACCTCGGCGCCATCGACGAGGCCATCGCACAGCGCGCCGAGCCGCTCGCGGTGACGGCCGTGGCGGCGTCGGCGGCGGTGGTCGCGGTGCCTGTCACGTACAAGGCGTGGATCCTGAACACGTCGGGGCTCACCGAGACACAGATCCGCGAGACGATCGAGGACGCGCTCGTCGCGTGGTTCGCGGTGCAACCGATCGGCGGCCACCGCGCCGGCGTGACGGGGCGGCTCTACCACGACGCGATCCGCACGGTGATCGGCGCGAGCATCCCGCAGATCTTCCACGTCGAGATCACCGCGCCGGCCGGGGACGTCGTGCTCGCCGCGTCGGAGGTGGCGGTGCTCGGCGCGGTGACGGCGACGTCGATCGTCCAGGTGTCGCCGACGCGTGAGGGCGTATGACGGTCGTTTTTGAGCTTCCGACCGGCTCGCCGCTCCCCTCGCGCGCGGCCGCGATCCGCTTCGCGGCGAGCGGGGAGGTCCTCGCGGTGAGCGTGGCCATGCCGGGACACCAAGAGGAGCGCGCCTATCGCGACGGGGCATTCGTCGAGCCGTATCTCCGAAGCGCGCGCGATGGCTCGAGCTTCGCGGTGCGGCGGGATGGCGGATGGCCGGCCCCTCCTACGGTGTACGTCGACGAGGCGGAACCGCCGCGGCTCACCGCGTGGGACACGCTCTATGAAATCGATTTCACCGCGCAGCCGAGCCAGGACTTTCACAGCTATCTCGAAAACTCGCTCGCGTCGTCGCGCACCGTCGCGATCGCCGGCCTTGCGTGGGAGGTCTACAACGGGTCGGCGAGCACGTATGGACAACGGCTCGTCGCCGGCGTCGGCGTGCAGCTCCACGCCGACGGCCGGATCTTCGCGGCCGGCCAGCAACGCCAGAACGCCGGCGCGTCCTGCAAGCTCGCGCTCTCACAGCTCGCCGGCTATGACCCCGCGAAAGCAACGGCCGTCCTCTGTCGGATCACTGGCAACGCGAGCGGTGGCGGCATTCAGCAAGCGGGGGCGGCTCTCTATCGCGACGCGGCGTGGACGGCTACCACGACGTTCTCGGCCGCGCGCGGCATGGCGTGCCACTTTCAGACCGGAAGCGGGTTCGCGAGCGTGTTCTACGGCCTCACCGAGCGCACCGGCGGCCGCGCCGTCGGCCCCTCGGCGTTCGATCGTGTGGTGGGTGTGGTGCGCGCGGCAGACGGGATCTTTGGCTACGGCGTGAGCGGCCCGTGGTCCGGCGATTTCCCGGCGATCGAGGTGATGGAACCCATCGCGTCGGGGCTCACGCTCTCGGCGAGTACAGGCGCGCAGGAGGCCGCTTTCATCGTGGGCTCAAATAGTGCGCCGTTCGGCACGTTTTGGACCTGTACACACATGCGCGTTTTGCAGAGGGCCGCGACATGACGAGCAGCGCGTCCTATCGGCTTCCGAGTAACTCCGGCTCCGGCGAGGGAAGTGGCGCCGGCCGACGGACCTTTCGCGACGCCGTCCGCGAGCTCTCGCCGCCGTGGCTCCGCGGCGGACTCGGGGAAGCGATCCTCGGCGCCGTCGCCGAGCAGCTGGACGATCTCACCGATCGGCTCGTCGCCGGCGTCCGGGTGCGGTTTCCGGGGCTCGAGGGAATGGAGTCGCTCGCGCTCGTCGGCCGCGAGCGCCGCATCCGGCGCGGCCGCCTCGAGACGGACGCCGTCTACACCGAGCGCCTCGGCCGCTGGCTCGACGATCACCGCCGGCGGGGCGGGGCGTACGCGCTGCTCGGCCAACTTCATGCGCACTACGCGCCGGCGGCGTTCCCGGTCGCGCTTCGATATGCGTCGGGGCGGCGGTATGCGATGGACGCGGCCGGCGCCATCGTGCGGGACGTCGCCGCGTGGGACGTCCCCGGCGGGGCTGTGCCGCGGTGGGCGCGCTGGTGGCTGTTCTACGCGTGGCCGACGCCGATCTCGGATGATGGGGTGTGGAGCGATCCCGGCACGTGGGGAGACGGCGGCGTGTGGGGGTCCGATCTCACGCCGGCGGAGGTGCGCGATCTCCGACTTGTCCCGCGCGAGTGGGGCGCGGCGCACGCGACGGGGCGAATCGTGCTCGAGTCGCCCACCATGACAGTTACGATCTCCGTCGAGGGAGGGTAGAGACATGCCGTTGAGAGACCTGTTTCCGTCGCACGGCCGCGCGGCCGCGAGCGCGACGAGCTTGCGCGCACCACTGCGCGGCGAGATCCTCCCGATCACGGTCACCACCGCAAGCAAGCGATTCGCGACGCCGGCGGCGTGGCGCGGTTCGCTCGTTCGGATGCAGGCCGACGGCGGCGATCTGTACGTCCAGGTGTCGACGGCCGCGGACGCCGGTGTGAGCATCGCGGCGCGCGCGGCCGAGGCGGGGGCGCCGCTGATCACGCTCACCGCGCCGACCGGCGCCGAGACGGGGTGTTTCAAGATCCCCGACGGGACGTGGCTCGACGTCCCTTTCCCCGACGTGACGGACGGCTCGTTTGCGCTCGTCGGTTCGGCGGCCATGGTGGCGCGCTGCCACCTGTCGGAGACGTGAGCGATGGCGCCGCGGACGCTACTGGACGAGCTCGCCGCGCGCGCCGCGGCCTTCATCGATCGCCGGGGCGGCGCGGGCATGCGTCGGGGAGGCCGCGGGCGAGGGAGCGTGCTCGGGAGGAAGGTCGACCGGACGATCTACGGAATCCAGCCAGCCGCGGGCAGCTACTACGGAACGGCCGCGGGTGGCGGCGAGAGCGGCGACGCGAGCGGTTTCGGTGGTCTCCTGCTCGCGCAGGCCAACCGACTCTCGACCGGCGCGGTCCGCTTTCTCGCGGGGCGCGCATCGACTGGCGACGTCGGATACGGATTCTACATCAACACCGCGAACGGCCTGTTTTTTGGCGCGCGCAACGGAGCGAACACCGCGCTCGTGCAGACCGGCGCCTACACGCTGCAGCCGAGCGACGTCGGCAAGATCTTGTGTATCGCCGGCCGGCACGAGGGTAACGCCGTACGACTGACGGTCAATCGCGACATCACGCCGGCGTCGGCGGCGATCACCGGATTTACGGCGCACACCGGGCCGCACTTCCTTGGTGCGCTCGGCGCCGTCGCGACCGCGCTCGACGTTGTGATCATCGACCACGTCACCTATCGCGGTGTGCTGTCCGAGGCGCAGATCCGCACCGTGATGGCACAAGCGCGGGCTCTTGGCCGCTTCCCCGACTCTATCGACGGTGTGGCCCTTGCGCACCGTTGGCCGGAGCGCGCTGCGCTCAAGTCACTCGTCGCGCCCGCCGTGCTCGACGATGTTGTGACGAAGGCGCCGGCCGATGCGATGACGAAGACGGGCGCGCCGATCGTGGTCGCGATCGACCAGACGGCGCCGAAGGCGTGGGGCTACGAGACGCAGCCGATCACCTACGGTGTGCGCGCTCCGAGCATGGCGGACTACTACGTAAACACCACGGGCGCGCTCGCGGGCCATCCGGCCGGCACGTTCTGGTGGCTCTGGCTCACGGTGCATTCGCAGGCAGTGGCGAGTGGGTCACGTGTCGTGTTCTCAAGGCGCGGCCCGTCCGGCACCTTCCCCGGCTGGAACTGGCAGACCCTCGGCGCGAACGCGAGTCTCACCTTTGCGCTCGGGACCGACAACGCGGGCGGCGCAAACTACCAGGCCCCGCTCATCTCTATCCCGGCCGCAGACGTGGGGAAGATGCTCCTCGTCTACGCGGTGCTCGACCCGGCCGCTCTGCGCGTTCGTTCGTACACGAAGCGCGCCGAGCAGGGCACCGGCACCACCGTCGCCGGCACCTATCTGCCGCCTGCGTCCGACGTGAACCTGATGCTCTTGCGTCGCGTGGACGGCCTCACCGCCGATGGCGTCACGATCCACGCAGTGGGCGGCGGGTACGCCGTGCCGTCCCTCGCCACGATCCAGGCGCACACGGACGCCGTGGTCGCGACGGAGACGGCGCAGAGGATGCCCGGCGTCGACGTGCAGTGGGGTTGGGACTTCAAGCTCGCTGCCACCGCGCCCGCTCAGGTTCCCGAACGCCAGAGCGGCGCCGACCCACTCATCCGGCAGGGGGCGCCTTCGATGGCGCCGACGCATGCGCGGGCATGGAACTTCTAGTCGACAGGAGTGAGATCATGGAGCGACTCACAGAAGCGGATCTCGAGGGCAACGTGGATCGGCTGGTGACCGAGCTGATAGAGGGCTCTCCCGTCGCCGACGCGGACATGCCCGAACGCATCGACGCCGAAGGGAACATCACGACGGACGAGAGCGGCATCTTCGTCGACCACTGCGATCGTCAGGTGGTCTCGTACTACCAGGATCGTCAAGGCCGGTGGAAGCCGACCGCGCTCAAGGTCGGCGACGACGTCATCTGCGCGGGGATCCCCCTGCGTGTCGTCGCGCCTGCGCGCGGACGCGGCTATTTCAGCGGCTACTACAGTCCATGGTTCGGCGAGACCCTCGTACCCATCGAAGCCCGGTACGTGACCGAGCGTGCACCGCTCGATCCGAACGAGACGCCGATGCCCATCATTCCCGACGAGGAGGTGACGCCGTGAAACACACGAAGAAGAGGCGTGACGCCAAGTCGGATCTGCAGGCAGCGCTTCGCGCGATGCCGCCCAAGGTGGCGCAGATCGTACGCGAGGGCGTGAAGAAGCACGCTCCGGAGCTGCTACGCGGCCATGGATAGCGCCACCGCGGCTCTTTGGACGCTTGCCGCCGCGGTGCTGCTCGGCCTCGCGTCGCTCGTTCCGCACGCGATCGCGGCCATGAAGGCGCGAATCGACAAGGATAAGGCGCAGGCCGAGCACGACAGAGAGCTGCTCGAGCTCGCGCGCGTGCGTGCCCGGCGCGAGGCAGCGTTCGACGCGGCCGCGACGATGGAGCTCGCGAAGTCTCCCGGCATGAGTGGCGCCGACAAGCTCGCCGCCGCGCTCACGATCGCGAACGCACAGACGCCGGACTCCATCACCGTCACGACGGCCGACGTCGAAGCCGCGCTCCCGCGCGTGCGCGCGAGCCTCGCGACGCCGACGAGCAGCTTCCCGCCGCCGGCCGACGCCGACCGGCCGACGAACCCGATCCGCGCGAGGTGAGAGCATGGGACTGTCCGATACGGCGAAGAAAGCAGGCGCCGCGGCCGGTGCCGCTGTGGCGGCCTACAAGGCCACGGTGACGGTGACGGGCCGGCCTGTCGCGAGACGGCTCGAGCCGGCATCGATCACCATCGCGGGGATCCCCGTGTTCGAGCGGAACGGCGAGCTGGACCGGACGTGGTTCGGCTTCATCCGACGAGGCAAGAGCCGTGTCGCGCGCGAGCACCTCGCCGCGAGGAGCGGCTCGGAAGGCGGCGACGATGGACGGTGAGGAGCGCGAGGCCATCGCCGCGGCCGAGCGGCGCCTTGTCGGCTCGACGCCGACGCCGACGAGAATCGCCGCGGTCCACGATCTCGCCACCGATCGCGCGGCGTGGCGGACGTACGCCGCGGCCGCGCTCACGGGCATGCTCGCCGCGCGCCTCATCCCGCCGCACGAGATGCACCGCGCCGACGGCCTCGCGTACGCCGCCGAGATCGCGGACGACATGCTCGAGCTCGAGCGCGCGCGGTTCGCGGAAGGGGGCGGCGGTGGCGACGCTCCCCGGTAAGACACCGACGCCGCCGATCGGCCCCGTGCCGGTGGTGATCCCGGCGTGGATCCCCGTCGCGCTCGGTGAGATCGGCGTGCTCGAGGACATCCGGCCGGGGCTCTCGACGGCGCGGATCGAGGACTACCACGCCGTCACCGGCGCCGGCCGCGCGCCGGACGACGTCCCGTGGTGCGCCTCGTTCGTCTCGTGGTGTCTCGAGCAGTGCGGCATCCGCTCGACGCGCTCGAAAACGGCGCGCTCCTACGCCGCGTGGGGCGTCGCCTGCGTGCGCTCGAGCAAGGTGGCGCCGCCGCGGCCGCGGTGGACGATCGGCGCGGTGACGGTGTTCGGTCCGAGGGACGCGGACGCCGGCGGGACGGGGCACGTCGCGTTCTTGCTCGGCGCGAGCGGGCCGGACGTGTGGGTGCTCGGCGGGAACCAGGGTAACCGCGTGAGCATCGCCCAACGCAAGGCCGCCGACGTGATCGCGGTGCGGTGGCCCGAGTCGGTGGCCATCCCTACCAGCATCCGGCCGCCACCGGTGGCGCGGTAGACACGGCGACTTATCACCTTGTAGACTTGTCACCATGTCGACAAGTCACGCCGTCGTCCGGATCCACCTCGACGCGCCGGAGGGCCTCCCCCGCGCGCTCGTCACGCTGAACACGCTCGACGCCACGGGGCCGAGCACCGTCCTTGCCGGCCTCGGCGTCGCCGCCACGGCGCCGGGAGCGGTGCGCGCGGCCGTCCGCGCTGCTCGAGCGCGCCGGAGCCGGACGTGAGCCGCGGTCAGCTCGCCGCCGTCCTCGCCGTCGTGGCGCTGCTCGAGCTCCGCCACTGCGCGGCGCCGGCCCTCGCGAGCCGGGACGCGCTCGGCCAGATCGCCGACGAGCTCCCGCGCATCCGGCGCGCGCTCGAGCAGTCGGCGCGGTGCCGGTGAGGCGTGGGCGGCTCGTCAAGCGTCGTCTGACTTGTTGCACAACTCAGACGTTCACGCGGCGATCTGCTGAACGCGCGCACCCCCCTATTCCACGATCTACGGAATAGGGTGTGACGGATGTTCAGGCGTGAAGTGACTCCCGCCTAGACGCACGGCTCCGGCTATGCTCCGCCGCGGCGCCGCGGACAGATCCCGGCCCGACGGCCCCACTACTCACGTCTTAGGGGCCGTTTCTACGTGCCGAACCACGCGACGAGCGCGAGGACGGCGGCGTACTCCGGGATCTCCGCGCGCACCTCCGGCGGGAGCAGCGCGTAACCGCGAGCTCGAGCCACCGGATCGGGCGGAGGGGCCGTCGGCGGGGGGCCGCGCGCCTCCCGTCTGTCCCGCTCGATCCGCCGCTGCTCGATCTCGCGGAGGTGCTCGAGCATCCGCGCATGCACCGGATCGGGAGGTTCCTCCGGCTCGAGCCGTGCGCGCACGATCGCGATCGCCTCGGCGAGCTCGTCGGCGCGGTCGGTGTCGCCGCCGAGCCGGACGGCCGTGAGCCGCTGCTCGAGCTGCTCGAGTCGCTCGGCGAGCTCGTCCCGCGACGCGTCGGCGGGGCCGGTGAGCTGCTCGAGCTCGGCGGCCCTCGTCGCGGCCCTGTCCGCCCCCCGGTCGCACAGGGTGTCTCCGGCGCACGCGGCGCGGAACAGGTGGCGCCACAGCTTCCCGGGGACGTCGGCCGAGCGCTCGGCGAGCGTCCGCGCCGCGAGCAGGGCCTCTGTGGGCCTCTGCAAGCTCGCCGGCTCCCGGAGCAGGCGCTCTATCCGGTCGGCCGTTCCGAGGCCGTGGCGGCCGTCCAGGGCGGCGCGGAGCTCCCCCTCGATGCGCACCGCCGCGGGGCGGAGGATCGCGGGGTGCTCGAGCTCGAGCCGCACGGCGCGTCGACGCTCGCGAGCTCTCGAACCAGCCGACGATCTCGCGGGGGCACGCGTGCGCACGCGCGCGGGATCTGCGTTTGCCTTGTGAGATCTGCTCGCGGATCGCGTCGGCGGGGTGGCGCTCGGATCTCGCCTACGGCCTCGATCGCGAAGATCTACGCGATCAGCGGGATCCGTAGAGATCAGCAGATCAGCCGGCACCCCCCGGCTTAACTGTGACGCGGATGGCTCGATCCACCGACGTGTCGCGAGCTGGCTCCGGCCATACCAGACCTGGATCTCGACGAGGCGGCGGCGGTAGCTCTTTCGGATCACCGCGTGGGCGCGCTCGATCTGCCGCTCGTCGACGTCGAACAGCTCGGCCAGCTCGGCCACCGACAGCTCACAGGGGCGGTTCGCCGAGTGCGCCGCGAGGTAGGCGCGGAGGCGCGAGGCCAGCGTCCACCCCGCGGGGTGGCTGCTCCTAAGAGGTAGCGGTACAAAACCTTGCGCCGCGCCGTGTTCGTGATAGTCGTTCGTCACGTGGTGAGGCCACGTTCGTCAAACCGTGGGGAGGCCGTAGCGGGCCGTTGATCCACGGTTTTGACGTTCCGTCGTCATGGACGGTTGCCGTGTGGCGGATCAATGCACCGTTTTCGGCACTGTGAGCAAGGAAACGGACGAACGTCGACGGCGGGGCGGACCGTGACACTGCACCTATTGCAGTGACGGTGCAGATCAATCGCGCGTCGACGGCGATCGCCGACGATCCCGGGGCCATGTGGTGACCCCCTCCCCGGGCCGAACGCGCGCGCGCGAGCAGGCTGCAAGCTGTTTTGCGTCGAGATCGGCCGCGAGTAGAGTCTCCGGCACATGCCCACCTCCGACCTCCGCGACCGGTTCGGCCGGTTCGCCCCTCGGTCCCCTCGCTCGCCGACCACGCAACGCGAGCTCCCGTTCACCCCTCCGGCCGGCGGCGTCGCCGGCGTGATCGACGCGCTCGAGCAGCTCCGCGAGCGGCTCGTCCTGCTCGCCGACGTCGAGGCCGCCGCGCCGCCCACGCTCCGCCTCGTCGACGCCGAGGGGCCGCCGGCGCCGTCCCCACCGCCACCACCGCCACCGCCGCCGGCCGCCGCGGAGGACTCGGCCGCCCACCTCATCCGCGGCCGGCACTCCACGACGGTCTACCTATCGCCGGAGCTCCGCGCGCGCGTGAAACACTACTCGGTCGATCACGACGTCACGCTCTCGGACCTCACCGAGCGCGCGCTCCGCGAGCTGCTCGAGCGCGAGGCCGGACGATGAACCGCCCACCGTTCGAGTTCCCCGTGATCCACGAGGCCGGCGATCGCATGGGCAACCTGTCCGAGCGTCTCGCCGCGATCGGCGTCCAACCGACGGCGGAGAACCTCGCTCTCATGCAGGCTATGATCATCGTCCAGGCGCAGTCTCTCCGCATGTCGCGCGAGACGTTCGTCGCGTGGGTGAGCCGGATGTTCGACTCGATCGCGGCCGATCTGAAAAAGGCGCAAGCAAGGGGCGGACGATGATCACACCGGATGGACGAGTGCCGAAAGCAGAGTGGCCGGCGGGGGACGGGGACGCAACCTCGGCGAGGTCGCCGAGGGCCTCGGACAGGGCGTCGGCGCGTTCCTGTTCGTCGCGCGTGAGCCCCGTCGAGCCGGGAGGGGCGTCGGTGCGGACCACCTGATAGCCCTCGGCGTCCGGTTCCCCTCGGCGCTCTTGTGCAAGGCGACGCATCCCGGCGTGTGCCTCGTCGAACGAGCGGAACGGGAAGGTTGCGACGAGGCCGCCGCCGTCCAGGCGGAACACCTCGACGGCGTATGGTGCGAGTGGAACACGTGGCACGCGCCGCAATAGCGCTCGCGGACGTCGTTCGGGTTGTGGGACGTGCGGCCGCACCGGGGACAGGTGATCGAGGCAGTCATGTCAGTGCACCCCGCTCGGAGGCGGAGCGCCGCCGAGGCTGCGTCGCATGAGATCCTTGAGGGACGCCGTCGCGAGTCGGACGCAGTCGATGCACAGGACCATCTGCAGTCCTTTCGGAGCGCCGCCGCCGAACACTTGCAGCTTTACGATCCCGCCGGGGACGGCGTCGTCCGCGCCGCGGTGCGCGCACAGGCTCCGCAACGTCTCGCCGGAGTCCGGCGCGAACGTCCGCCCCGGCTCGAGCTTGCACAGGACGCCGAGCACCACCGGCCCCCACGGCGCCGCAAGGATGCACTCGAGCATACCGCCGAGCGTGAGCGGCCGGTGCTCGAGCCTGAGACGGTCGGCGACGCATTCGACGAACGCGGAGCACGCCGCCGTCTGTTGCACCGCGCTCGCGTCGCGGTCGGACAGGTGCTCGGTGCGCCGTTCGAGCAGCTCGAGCAGATCGTCCGCGAGTGCCATCGACTGTGCGGTGAGCTCGTCGGACCCGATCTCGCTCACGACGCCGACTCCAGATCGATCGCCCACTGCTCGGACAGGGCCTCGGCGGCGGCGTCCGAGAGCGAGACGCGGCCGCGGCGCGCGCGTGCGTCGAGCTCGTCGGCGATGGGGAGCGGGAGGTAGAGCGTGGTCCGCCGCTTCACCGTGGCCCCCTTGCGCTCGCCGTTCACGAGCCGGCCTTTCATCTCGACGATCCCGCGGCCCTGTTTCGCCGTCTCCTTGTCGGCGGTGGGGTCGCGCTCGCGCTCGCGTGCTCGCCTGTCGATCTCGCGTTGCTGCTCGCGCGTGAGCTCGGCCGGTTTGGCGGTGTCGGTCCGGCGCGCGCGGCGCGGGGTGGCGGTGGGCTTCTTACTTGGCATGCGGTGCGGCCTTTCGTGGTGGGTTGCGGACGAGCTCGAGCGCGGCCTTGCGGCGCGGGAGGCGGAGTAGCCGCTCGAGCTCGTCGACGAGCGCGCGGACCTCGTCGGCGGCCTCGCTCGTCGGTTCATACGTCGTCGGCCCCTTCCCGGCGCCGGGAGCGTACTGGTAGCCGTAGAGGAACGAGAGCTCGGTGCGCATCACCGGGATCTCGAGCGACTCGAGAGCCTCGCGCGCTTGTCGGCCGAGGACGGTCCGCTTGTCGCGACGGTTGAGCAGGATCACCGCCTCCGGCGCGTCACCTCGAACGGCCTGGACGTCGCGGACCTGATCGACGCTCCCTTGCATCGCCCAGATCTCGATCGGCGACGGGGACACACCGAGGATCGCGAGGTCGGCGAGCGCGAGCGCGTGGGCGACGCGACGGCCGTTCCTGCCGGGACAGTCGATCAGCGTGAGATCGTATTTCTCGGCCTCGGCCGGGAGCTGTGTTCGGAGCGCGTTCCCCATGCCCACGACGCGCGGCACGTCGACGCCTTTCTCGTCGGCGACGTCGGCCCACGTGAGCGCGCTCCGCTGTTCCTCTATGTCGGCGTCGACGATCAAGGTCGAGATCCCGCGGCGGTGCGTCTCGACGGCGATCGCGATCGTGTTCGTGGACTTGGCCGCGCCGCCTTTTTGGCCGACCATCGCGACGATCTTTCCCATGGCCGCGGAGCGTAGTGACAAGGCGACTTGTCGTCAAGGTGACTTGTCGACGTGTCTACATGGGAACAGAGTCGAGGACCGCGAGCACCTCGCGCCGGACGTAGCTCCACTCGCTCGGGAGGACGTCGTACCGCGCGGCGCGCGCACTGTCGGTGCTCACGAGCCGCGACGCGCCGTAGCGTCGCTCGCCGACCGTGACCACGAGCCGAAGCTGCAACATCCAGGCGTCGAGGGCCGTGGCCGTCTCGGTGTAGGTCCACGGCTCTTGATCGCGGCGCGCGTGGCGCTCCACCGCGAGCATTGCGTCGAGCATGCTGACGTCCTCCATCTCAGAAGTTCCGCGGCCCCGGATCGAGCCAGATCAGGCGGACGTATGAGATCGACCCGTAGTGGGCGCCGACCCCCGCGGTGAGCGTGTCGGACGAGCGGACGCGCAGCTCGAGCGTGTGGAGCGCCGCGTCCACCGCCTGATCGACGACGATCTCCGTCGTGGCGGGGACGCCGCTCGCGACGGCGCCGGCATAGGCGGCGACGCTATTCGAGCCCCCGTGCGTCACCTGCACGAAGCGCAGATCCACGCTCCCCGCAGCGACGCCGCGCACGTCGACGCGCATCAGCCGGGCGCCGGAGGGCAACACCAGGGGCAGCACGAAGTCATGGAGCGGCGAGCGCGCGACAGCGGAGCCGTCGACCACCTGCCATCCGTCGCCGGTGGTCGGCGCGAGCTGCGAGAGAGCCGCGAGCGGGACGTAGGTCGTGCGCGAGCGCGGCACCGGCGCTCCCGCCGCGTCGGTGTACGCGATCTCGTTCGTCCCGCCGGTGAGGTGGAGCGGCACACTGGATTGGAACCCACCGGCGAAGCGGTGAAGGTTCGTCCACTCGAACGCGGCCCCGGCGAGGTCGTTCAGGCGCGTGAGCAAGTGGCGCGTCCGGTTCGCGAGCGACTGAAACGCCGGCTCGACGCTTGCTGCGTTGCGATCGTCGCCGTCGTCGGGGACGGGGACGTCGGCCGTGAAGGCGTCGGCCTCGGTGAGTAGGTGCGACATGGGGACATCTCCGGTGAGCGCGGCCGCGGCCGCGAGGGTGCCGATCAGGAACGCGCGGTGCATCCCGCGGATTGTAAGAGCGTTCAGATCACGTCCGGTAGCTCGTCGACAGCGCCGGCCTCGTCGGCGAGCTCCGCAAGTTCGGAGTCGAGCGCCTCGAGGGCCTCGCCGTCGCCGGAGCGGAGCGCGTGCGCACGCTTTCCCCACAGGCGACGGCGCGGATCGCGACGGCGGAACCTGCCAGCGCAGCCGTTGCAGGCGGATCCCGCCGGGAGGTTCCGAACGTACGTCACCGAGTGGACGTGCTCGGCGCCGCACCGGCACTGCCACAGCCACCGCTCGCGGCCGCCTGTCGCCGTGGTGGCGTCGACGCGGCGGAGGGCCGTCCAGGCGCCGAGCTTGTCACCGGGGTTCACTTGAACACGTGTCGACATGGGGACTTGTCTCCGAGTCACCGGAACCGAGCGCGAGCGTTTGCTGTGCCTCGCGCGCCTTGAGCTTCGCCTGATACTGCTCCCACTGGCGATCCTGCTCGGCGCGGACCTGTTCGGAATAGGCGATCATCCGGCCGAGCGAGACGGTGGGCTTCACCTTGCCGCGCTCGATCAGCGCACCGAGCAGGCGGCCAACGGCGCGGACGTCGGCGAGTGCGTTGTGGGCCTCCCCCTCACCGAACGGGACTCCCCACCGATCGCACGTCGCGTCGAGGCGATGGCGGCCGGGGCCGCGCGCGTACCGGTCGATCTTCCGGATCATGACGAGCGGATCGAGCCATGGTTGCGCCGGATCAAACAGGGGGTGCGGCGCCGCGCCGGAGAGGTACCGGTGAAAGATGATCTTGTCGAACACCGTCCCGTTGTAGGCCGCGGGGATTGCGCCGGCGGCGAGCTCGGCGAGCGGGGCGGCGAGCGTCGAGAGCTCCGGCGCGTCGGCCACCTGCTCGTCGGTGATCCCGTGGACGGCCGACGCCTCCGGCGAGATCGGACACCCGGGCCGCGTGAGGCTGTAGAAGTGGCCGACCTCGCGGCCCTGCTCGAGCCGCACCGCCGCGACGCTCACGGGGCCGCACTCGGTGGGGACCACGCCGGTGGTCTCGAAATCGACGATCACGAGGGGGTAGGACCACCACGGTTCGCGGGGATCGAGCGTCACGCGAGCCTCGCGAGCACGCGCCGCATCGCCTCGCGGCACATGGGCCGCCGCCGCATATCCCGGAGCCACGGCGCCACGTCCTCGGCCGCGAGCAGCACCGAGCGCGCACCGTCGAGGGACTCCCCGCTCCGCTTGCGTCGCTCCGCGCGGAGCGCGTCGTCCGCGAGTCCGGCGTAGAAACAGATCTCCGGATCGGGAAGCCTCCGCGCGATGGCGGCGAGCTCACGCGCTCCCCACTCGAGCAGCTCGAACCGATCGCGCTCGAACCGCCAAGCTTCCATCTTGCGCGCGGCCGCCTGTCGCCGGCGCCGGTTGTCGCGCGCCTTGCTCACGGCGCACCGTGCGCGGGAGCAGGGTAGAGGCGGCGATGCTCGATGGGGCGGCCTTCCATCTTGGCGACCTGGATCCCGGCCTCCATGCCGCGGCTCATTCCGTGATCGAGGTAGACCACGGTCCGCTCGGCCTTGCGTCCCCACGCGAACCCGGCGCGGATGCCAAGCTCGCGCTCGTCGGGGAGATCATCGTCGAGGACGCCGGCCGGAGTGAAGTTACAGTCGCGCATGCAAGCGCGCGCGTAGGCGAGGTTCCGTTCGACGTAGCCGGCGTAAGGCGACTCGAGCAGGACGAGGATCATCTCGCGAGGGGCCGTCACGGTGCACCGTCGAGGACGGCGGCGTGGTGGTGGTCGGCGAGGGCCTCGGCGAGGCGTTGCTCGAGCTCGCGGACGCGCTCGCGGAGCTGGCCGCACTCGGACTCAAGGTCGCGGACGACGGCGGCGCGGCGTAGATGTTGGGAACAGTAGGCCATGCCTTTCTTTGCCAGCGAATGACATGGCTTGCCAAGCGTCGAGAGCGCCGAGCAGCGCGGCCTGTCGACTCGATGCCATATGCACTTGTCACCATGTCGCCGAACGACGCGCTTACAGGGATAGCCGAGCGCGTCGACGGTGGCGCACTCGATCCGCTCCGGCGGTTCGCCGCGCGGCCTGTCGCGATGGACGGTGCAGTAGTCCGAACCGGGAACCGTCGTGTTGTGGCACCGCGAGCCGGTGGCATTCAGGGACGCGCACCGCGGCCGCGGCGGGAAGGGGACAGGGGCCGCGACGGGGACGTTCTCGCGCGGTGGCTCGCGGCGGTGGAGGTAGCACCGGCCTCGGAAGGCGGGGCGGCCGATCGCGTCGCACGGGGCGCCGCTCGCGCATGGGGCGCCGCACCGCGGGACGGCGTCGGGGTCGCGGCGGATGCGTCGCGCGCCGCTTCTCATGTCGACGGATCCTTGTCCATCGCGTCGGCGGGAGGCGGCGCGGCGCGGCCCTCGGTGGGGTGTCTGTCGACGGCCGGTGGCGCGCTCGCGTCCTTGCCGCGGACGGCGTGGAGCGTGATCTGCATGGGCCGCTTGCGCGGGAGGCGGACCTCGACGGTGCGATCGCGCTCGAGCTCCGGCGAACCCCAGATCCGCACCGCCGGTTCCCCCTTTTGCGAGCCGTGTTCGACTTGGCCCTTGTACAGGGTGATCTTGCGGCCGTGCCACGACGGGACGGCGCGGCCGAACATGCTCCGGATCAGCTGGCCATTCGTCGAGTTCAGGACGAGGGCGTAGGGCATCTCGCGGAACACGATCACGCCGCGCTTGCGCTCGCCGCCGGTTTTGTCATCGGGGAGGGACTCGACGTCGACGCGCTCGATCGTGAGCGTGGGCCGCTTGTCGCCGAGCTGGCCGGCCTTGAGGAACCGGCCGGGGAACAGCTCGTCATAGTCGGCGGGGCCGCGGCTCACGGCTGCGCCTCGCCGTTCACCTTGGTGCCGGGCTTGCGCCACGCGCGGAGCAGCTGGAGTTCCGCGCGGACCTTCTCGAGCTGGACGCTCAGATCGGTGATCTGCCGGCGGAGGTCCGTGTTCTCGTCCTCAAGGCGCCGCTCGTTCCGGACGCGCTCGTTCACCACCTCGACGCGCTTCTCACTCGGCCCGACGCGCGGCGGTGGCTCCGGTGCCGGTGCGGCGCGGAGGACGGCGCGGAGGTGGAGGAAACAGTGATCGAACCCCTTGGCGGCGGAGTGCCGGCACGGCCACCCGTTCGGGTTCACCGTTTTGCACCGCGGCTCCGGCGCGCGGCGGTTCCGCGTGCTCGTGTGCTCGCGGTCGGCGATCCCCTCCGGCGAGTGGAGGTAGCAGCGGCCGCCGTAGCGCGCGATCGCCGGGAGCATGCACCGGCCGCCGCCTTCCACCTTGGGAGCGCCGCACCGGCCCCTCCAGAACGCGTCCTCGCTCACGTGGGCCTCCTACTCGGCGCCGTGGACGATACGCGCGAGCTTAGGAGACAGGCTCGAGCGCGGCTCGTGGTGGAACGCGCGCCGGCACCACGCGCGGAGCGACAGAGGCATCCCGCGGTTACGTCGCCGCGCCTCCCGCATGCTGATCACGTCCCGGCTCCGTTCGCCGGGAGCGACGCGACGGCGAGCGTCCCGTCCGCGCTCGAGCCGTGGGCGGTGGTCGGCTCGCGCTCGCCGAGGGCCGTGTTCAGGTTCGCGAGCTCGGCGCGTGCGGTGAGCAGCTCGCCGCGAACCTGCTCGGTCTCCACGTGGAGGCGCTCGAGCCGCGCGCCGAGCTTGTCGACGTTGCGCTGTGCTCGGTCGCGGAGCTCGGTGAGCGTGTTCGAGACGCTCGCGGGACGACGTGGTTTCTTGTCGCTTTGTTCACTTTTAGACATGGTGATTTGTCTCCATTTCCAGATCGGCGAGATCGTCGGGCTGCTCGGAAGGGTCGCGCCACGGCGGGAGGCGCAAGATCCGCTCGGCCGTGGGCGCCTGTCCCGGCCACGTGTCGGCTTTGCGGCACTCGGCGAGGCGCTCGAGCATCTCGCGGTAGAGCGCCCGGCCGATCTCGAGCGTCTCGAGCAAGTCGTACACGATCACGTCGAACGGCGGCGTGTTCTCGACGGCGATGCACTTCGGGTAGAGCGCGCGGCCGGTGAGTGTCTGGTAGCCGTCGGCGTAGAGCGCGCACTGAACGTCGAACGAGCGGAGCGCGAAGTTCTTCTCGAAAAAGAACGGCGCGACGTCGCGGCTCGTTTTGATCTCGGCCATCGCGTCCGGCACCGAGTGCGAGATCCAGTCGAGGCGCCCCTTGCACACGATCCCCGTCGCCTCGTCGCGCCACACGAGCACTTGCTCCGCGGCGCCGCGTTCGAGGTAGCGTTTCGCGAGCGCGTTCGAGCGGACGGCGGCGGCCATGCCGTGCGCGAGCTCCACGTCCTCGCGGCGGACGATCGTGAGGCCGTCTCGCTCGGCGACCTCGACGAACGCGTCCCACAGCTTCCCTTGTCGACGTTGCGCCGGCCACTCCGCCGGCGGCCACACCGCATACTCGTGCGCGAGTCGCTCGGGTTCGAGGATCGCCGTGTGAGCGAGTGCGCCGAGGCGTTTCGCGTCCGTCGGCTCGTCCGGCGCGGTGAGGTGGTAGCGGTAGTGAAGCGGGGACTTCGCGATCGCCTTGAGCGTCGAGAAGTTCACCGCGTCCAGCTTGCGATACTCGGCCTCGCTGATCTTGTCGCGGCCGTAGATCCCGGGTTCGATCACTCCGCCGCCTCGCTCGGTGCGCGCGTGACGTCGCGCGGGTGGACGACTTCCATCTCGCCGCCGACCTCGCGCCGGACGTACACCTTGCCGTCGGCGCCGAGCGCGTGGAGCGTGCCGAACCACGGCCCCGCCTCGTCCATCACCTCGACGCGCTCGCCGACGCGGATTGCTGGCTCGTCCGGCTCGAGCGCGGACGCGAGGTAGTCGAGGTGAACGCGCGCGTAGTCGAGAGCGTTCTCCGCGAACCGGATGTAGCCGAGGGCCTCGGTTCGCGTGACAGGCGAGCTCGGCGGACTCGTGACGTACGTTCCGCGTCCCCGGCACCGCTCGCGGCCGGCGGCGCCGATCCGCTCGAGCTGCTCGAACACGTCCGCGAGCGCGCGTTGCGCAAGCTCGTCCACCCCCATCGCACCCATGGATCCCCCCGTGAGTCTGAGTGTCGCGTTATAACTCCCCGTCAGAATGCGAAGCAAGATGGCCGACAGAAAACGCGGGGTGCGTGGTGGGTAAGGTGATCTGCACTCCGCCTTGCGGCCGGTGGTCTGCAGACTTGCAGCCTTACACTTTCCTTTGCTCGCGGTCCGCACGCGGCGTTACAACTTACCGTCATGACTCTGGACGAGTGGCTCGAGCGGGAAGGGTACGGGGCCGCGCACCGGCTCACTTTCGCGGCCTGTGTCTCGGCGCCGACCGTCCAGCGTGCGCGCGAGGGCCGGTGCTCGCTCGCGTCGGCGCTCAAGATCAGCGCGGCGACGGAATACGCCGTCGAGGTCGCGAGCATGACGGCCGACGAGGTTCCGGACGGCGTCGCGGTGCCGCGTAAGCGCGTGCGGGGTCGCACGTGAGTTTGCCGGCGGTGGCGCGTCGACAGGCGCTCGCGCTGGCCCTCGGAACGGCCATTCGCCACCGGCGAACCGAGCTCGGGATGAGTGAGACGCTGCTCGCGCACGTGATCGAGACGCGTCCCGGCCTCGTCGCGCGCGTCGAGAGCGGCCGCCACGCGCTCTCGCTCGATCTGCTGTTCCGCTACGCCGAGGGCCTCGGAACGACGCCGTCCGCGCTGCTCGCGCTGGCCGAGCAGCTCGCCGGGGCGTCCGCTTCACTTACGGTGTGAGAGGTAGGTCCGCGACGTCTCGCGGACGGAAGGGGTGGTGCGCGCTATGCGTGGTGACGAGCTCGTGGAGAAGTTGCCGTGTCGGCTCACGTCGACGGAAAAGGCCCATCGCGCGGACGATCTCGCGCGCCAGCTCGCGCGGCTCGACGAGCTCCGCGTTCAGAAGGCGCAAGCGGCGCGCGTGATCGGCGAGTCGATCAAGGACGTCGAGAAGACGATCGCGGGGCTCTCGGAGCAGGTTCGGACCGGCGTCGAGCGGCGCGAGGTGGAGCTCGCCGAGCGGCCGGACTACGCGCTCGGGATCGTCCACGTGTACCGAACAGACACGGGCGAGGTGGTCCGCACGCGCGGGATCGAGCCGGCCGAGCGACAACAGGCCCTGTTCGACGAGGCCGAGGCCGAGGCCCGTCGCGCGCGGGACATCAAGCTCGTGAGTCACGGGTGGACGAAACCGGCCGCCGACGTCGCCGAGGCCGACGACGACAAGGACGACGGCGAGGACTCGTCGGCGCACTGAACGCCGCGCATGGGGGTGTGCGGTGACAGATAGAACATGGGGGACGTGGTGCGCGCCGTGAAGCCACCACACACCAACGGATCCGGCACCCACGGCGCCGGCGGGGGACGATCGGGCCGTCTCGGCGACGCGGATCGCGTCCGGCCCGTCGAACACCTGGACATCAATCTCGAGGGCGACGTCCTGAACGCGCTCGTCACCTATCCCGAGATGATCGGGCCGAGCGGCGTCCAGCCGTCGGACTTCTACGCCGGGGCGAACGAGACGATCTGTCGCGTCCTGCTTGAGCTCGTCGCGCGGGGCGGCCGCGTGGACTTCGCGGCGCTACAGGCCGCGCTCGCGGACGCACGGCTACTCGAGCAAGTCGGCGGCGCGGCCTACCTGCTCCGGTTCTCGGAGCGCTTTCCGGCGCGCGACGTTGACGTGAAGCGGCTTCGCGTCCTCGCACGCCGGCGCGTGGTCGCGGCGACGGCGAGGCGGGTCGCACGTGCCACCGGGGACGAACTCGGCGCCGCACTCCGCGCACTGCGCGAGGCCGAGGCGGAGCTACAGCTCGTCGAGCATGGGGACGCGGGGCCGGAAGTCCTCACGCTCGAGCAGCACGCGCTGTCCATCCGGCCGAGCGGCGAGCGGCGCCGGACCGGGTTCCCGACGATGGATCAGGCGTTCCGGGGCGGGGTGCCGGACGGTTCGCTGCTCATGTTCAATGGTGCGCCGGGAAGTGGAAAGACGGCGTTCGCGACGGTGCTCGGCGACAGGTGGGAGCGCGAGGGGTGCGCGGTTCTGTACTACGCGGCCGACCAGCACCCCGACGGGATCCTGGTCCGCCTTGCCCAGCTCGCCGGGTTCTCGCGCGAGGCGTTCGAGGCGCCTGGACGGCCGGGGGAGGCGGTGCGCGCGGACTTCGCTCGCGGGGCGCGGGGTCGGCTCTTTACGTGCTTCGATCCGTTCGGCGAGCTGGTTCCGCGCACGCTCGAACAGGCGATCCGCGCGCTCGAGCGGATGGCCGGCGACAGGCCGCGCGTTCTGATCGTGGACAGTCTGCAGACGGCGCCGTGTGAGTCCGCCTCACTGATCGAGTCGCCGCGCGCACGCGTGGACGCCGTGATCGCGGTGCTCAAGGCCGCCGCTCGTCGCGGGGCGACGGTGATCACGCTGTCCGAGGCGCACCGAGGCACGTACGGGGCCAAGAGTAAGACACAGCAGAGCAAGGGGATCGCGTCGGGGAAAGAGAGCAGCGGGATCGAGTTCCAAGCGGACGCGCTGCTCTACTTCGCGGCCGTCGAGGGGGAGCCGAACCTGATCGACGTCGAGATCTCGAAAAACTCGCGGTTTGGCGACGGAACGCCGGACGTTCGCCTGTCGCTCGATCGCGGCTCGCACCGGCTGATCGAGGTCGCGCCGCCGGACGCGTCGACGCTCACGGCGGCGGAGATCGAGGCGCGCGAGGCCGCGGCGGCGAAAGAGCGCGCCATCGTGCTCAAGGCCATCCGCGAGCATCGGGAGCTCAAGTCGGCCTCGGCCGTCTATCGCAAGGTGAAAGGCCGGAAGGCCGACGTGATCGCGATGGTTCGCGAGCTGCTCGACGAGGGGGTGATCGCCAAGGTTGGCGGGGCGTTGCGTGTCCAGGAATGGGGAGGGGAAAAGTGAGCGGTTCCGTCGGTTCCGTCAGTTCCGGAACCGGTTCCCGGAACCGGTGCCGCAAATCGGTTCCCGAAGGTATATGGGTACGTAGTACCCAATACCCCGGGGAACCGATGCAGCTCGGCCGGCACCGGTCGGACGGGGGGCTGTAGATGGGAACCGATCACCGATCGCCTGTTCGGCGCGTGGTGGTGGGCCTCGATCAGGCCGTGCGGACCGGGTGGGGAATCGCGCCGGAGCATGGGCGCGTCCTGCGTCACGGCGTCGCGACCACGCACGCTCACCGGCTCGCGGTGCTCGAGCTGGCCTTGCAGTTCGCCGGCGGCGATCGGCGCGCGCTCTACGTGTGTCTCGAGAAGCATGACCACATGCCCGTCACGCGCTTGACGCGGTTCGACCACGACACGCAACGCGCCGGACCGCGACAGGCGGCGCCGGAGCGAAGCAACGCGACGTTGATCGGGATGGGCAAGGCCGCCGGGAGATGGCTCGAGCTGTGCGACCTGTTCGGCGTACCGCTCTCGAACCGGTTCGAGGTGCGGCCCGCAACGTGGCGATCGATCGTGCACGGGACGACGCGCGGACAGACCGAGGTGATCAAGCGCGCGGCCATGGTGTTCGCATCCGGCGCCGTCGGGGAGGACGTCACCGATCCCGATCAGGCCGAGGGGGTGTGCATCACCGTGTGGGCCTCGATCCACGGCCTCGCGATGGTCGACGGCGAACGCGCTCGAGCGCGGATGGACAGGCGGATTGAGAAAGAGCTCGCGCGGCAGGGGACACTCGCACTCGACGCGCTCGACGCCGAGGTGGCGAACGACAACGGGAGGCGGAAGTAGTGCGCTATCTCGGTGGTAAGCCTCGGCTCGCAAAGCATCTCGCGGCGGCCATCGCGCCGAGGGGACGGTGGTGGGATCCGTTCTGTGGCGGCCTGTCGGTGTCTGTTCAGCTCGCGAAGTTTGGGCCGGGGCTCGTTTCGGACATCCATCCCGCGCTAATCGCGCTCTATCGCGCGGTGCGCGAGGGGTGGGAGCCGCCGGCGTCGCTCTCGCGTGAGGAGTGGGGCGCGGCGCGAGCGTTGCCGGACTCGGATCCGCGTAAGGCGTTCGCGGGGTTCGGCTGCTCGTTCGGGGGGAAGTGGTTCGGCGGCTACGCGGCGGAGTGCGGCGAGCGAGTCATGGAAAAGGGTCCGGCGCGGTGGCTCGGTGCCTGTTCGATTGACCAGGCTCGAGCGACGAGGCGGGGGCTATTGCGCGACGTCGCCGCGCTCGAGCGGTGCGAGCTCCGGCGCTGCTCATTCTTCGATGTGGCGCCGCGGCGTGGGCTGTTCGAGGCGATCTACTGTGATCCGCCTTATCGCGGCGTGACGGCTTACGCGCTGCTCGAGCCGTTCGATCACGATCGGTTCTGGGCGCGGTGCGCGGAGTGGGCGGCCGTCGGCGCGCGCGTGTTCGTGAGCGAGTATGCGTGTCCGCTCGCCGGCGTGGACGTCGCGCTCGAGCGGCGGCACCGGGATCGCTTGCGGCGCGCGGACGGGGGGCAGACGCTCAAGATCGAGCGGCTCTATCGCATTGGTGCGGACGTCGAGCCGGCGAACGACAACGGACGCGCGCCGGTGGCGAACGACAACGGGAGGCGGCGGTGATGATCACGATCGGTTCGCTGTTCTCGGGCATCGGCGGCCTTGAGCTCGGCCTCGAACGGGCGGGGCTGGGGCCTGTGCTTTGGCAAGTCGAGAAGGATGCTCGGTGTCGCGAGGTGCTCGCGAAGCACTGGCCGGGGGTGGAGCAGCATGAGGACGTGTGCACCGTCGACGCGCGCAAGCTCGCGGCCGTCGATCTCATTTGTGGCGGGTTCCCCTGCCAAGATCTCTCAAGCGCGGGGTCGCGAGCTGGCATCACTGGTCCTCGTAGCGGCCTGTGGAACGAGTTCGCTCGAATCGTTGCGGTCTGCCGTCCGCGGTTCGTCGTCGTCGAGAACATCGGCGGCGTCGCGAAAGCTTGGGTTGATCGCGTCCGGCGAGATCTGGGACAGCTCGGCTATCCGACGTTACCGATCCCGCTTAGCGCGCGCGATCTCGGCGCTCCCCATCGACGCTCACGCGTTTTCATCGTCGGGGCTACTGCCGACACCAACGGCCGCGGACAACATGCTCAGCGCGAGCATGCAGAAGTGGCCGGCGCACCGTTCTCTCTGGGCGACGCCATGCTCCACAGACGATCATGGTCCGAAAGGCCAGGCGTCCAAGGGTGGACGGAATCTGCCTCGCGAGGCGGGTGGGCATCTGAACCCGCGGTGGGTCGAGTGGTTGATGGGGCTACCGGCGGACTGGACGGCCGTCGACGCCGAACCCGTATCCGCCAACTCGGGAACGCCGTCGTGCCGCAGTGCGCGGAAGTCGTCGGCCACGTCATTCGACAACTCGCCGAGGAAGCGGCGTAAGGGTTCGCGCCGATCCTCGGCGCTACGAAAGGGATAGCAACCATGGCAACGCTCACTCAGATCGACGAACAGGCAATGCAGGCGCTCACCGAGTCGCTCAACGCGTCGCTCGGCGAGGGGAAGTGGTCTCAGCGCACCGAGCAGGACGCGAACGGGACAAAGCTGATCGTCTCGACGCGCGAGCAGCCACCGCGCGAGTGGTCGACGCGGATCAGCGCGAGCGGCACACCGGAGCAGCAACGCGCGGTGCTGCAAGCGTTCGCCTCGCAAGTCCAGGCCGGCGCCTCACAGCCGGCCGGCGTCCAGCTCCCGCCGGACGTCCAGGCGACGGGGGGACAGCAGGCGCCGCGGCCGGCCGAGGACACGCAGGCCGAGCAGCAACCCGCCCCGGCGCCGACGGTGGACGCGTCGACGACGCTCGGTCAGCAGGCGGCCGTGGGCGGCGACGAGCAGGCCGCGCCGAGCTCGGCGGCCGAGTCGCGAGCGGACGCCGGGGTGGCGGACGCGGACGCCGCGAGCAGCACCACCGCCACCGAGGAGTCCGCGAGGCGGCGCCGATGAAAAGCGCGCTTGCGGCACAACCGCGGGTTGGGGGGAGGGGGGTCGCGGACCGGGGCCGGCGAGGGCCGTTCCCGTGGCGCGGCGCCGGTTCCCGCCGGCTCGCGGGAGGGGGGCGCTACCTCCCTAGCTCCACGGGGGGTCGCACGTGAGCGCGAGCGTCCTGAGACGCCTCCGCCGGCACATCGACCGGGACGCCGTCGAGACGGCCCGTCACCTGTGCCAGGTCCGGCACCGCCTCCCGGCCGCGGTGTCCCCGCGGGATGAGGGGCGGTGGGGCAAGCGTCGACGCGGGAGGGCCTCGTGAACGGGGCGTGGCTCGTGACCGGCGAGCTCACCACCGGCTACCCCTACACGTTTGGGCCGTTCGGACGTGTGCTCGCGGTGGCCGCGGTGCTGCGTCTGCTCCGGCGACAGGACGTGCTCACGCTCCGACTCGAGCGCGTCCCCGGTGGGGAAGGGGTGGCAGACAAACCCCTCCCCGTCGGGGGGTCCTGGTACCCCTCGCGGCCGCCTCCCGGAAAAACGTAATCCTTTCCGTGCCCGTTTGGGGACGGAAATCGGCCCCGGGGGTCTACAGTGCAGGGGGTTCCAAGGCCGGGGGGCGTCGCGCGCGTAGTGCGGGAGCAGTCGCCGTTTTAGGA